ACAGTGAGGCAACTGCATATTCACAAGGTCAGAGGTTGTTGAAAAATGTTGATGTGGCGGCTGCTTTGGAAAGCGCCAAGAGGAATCGTTCTGAGCGCGCTCAAGTAGATGCTGATTGGGTTTTGCTTAAGGCAATTGAACTCCACGCTCGCTGCATTGCTGAGAACGACCGCACTAATGAGCGGCAGACACTGGACCTGATCGGCAAGCATGTCGATGTGGGGGCTTACGAAGAGCGGGTGAGGCAGGACATAAATGTCATGGACCGAACCGAGCTTGTACAACAAGCTCGCGAAGAGGTATCGGCAATATTTGGAGAGCGGAGAGCCAGAGATGGCGCACGCGATAGCAGCGGAGGCTTGCCGCACTGACCTCTATTTCCTTTTGCGCTATGGATTGAAGCGTGCTGATTGCGAAAACGAATGGATTTATGATCGCTGTCAAGAGGTTCAATCCGAGCCGGACGGATATTTGGACCTATGGGCGCGCGAGCATTACAAATCGACGGTTATAACTTACGCCAAGACGATACAGGACATACTTGTTAATCCAGATGTCACGGTTGGGATATTCTCTCACACCCGCCCGATAGCCAAAGGGTTTTTGCGGCAAATAAAGCAAGAGTTTGAAGCCAACGAGGATTTGAAGCGCTGGTTTCCAGACATCCTCTGGAGTAATCCGCGAAAAGACGCCCCAAAGTGGTCGGAAGATGATGGGATTGTCGTCAAGCGAAAATCCAATCCAAAAGAAGCGACGGTTGAGGCATGGGGTGTTGTAGACGGACAGCCGACCTCAAAGCACTTTTCAATCCTGATTTATGATGACGTGGTAACTCGTGAAAGCGTGAATACGCCAGAGATGATTGAAAAGACAACCGAGGCTCTAACCCTAAGCTATAACCTCGGGGCGCATGGTGGAGTTCGGCGGTTTATTGGAACGCGCTACCATTTCAACGACACGTACAAGACGATTATGGGCCGTGGAACAGCGGAGTCGCGCATCTATCCGGCGACTGAAGACGGTAGTGTTGAGGGTAGGCCTGTTTTTCTTGATCGGGAATCTTTGGCTAAAAAGCGCGCCGACATGGGGCCGTATGTGTTCGGGTGTCAGATGTTGCAGGACCCCAAGGCTGACGAGGCGCAGGGCTTTAAGACAGAGTGGATAAGGCATGCGCGGCCTGATGACCGCTGGTTGAACAAGGTCTTGGTATTTGATCCGGCAAGCGCCAAGAAAAAAAGCAGTGACTACACGGCGGGCTGGGTTCTTGGCCTTGGGGGTGATCGCAACATCTATGTTTTAGATGCGGTGCGCGACCGCTTGAGTTTGACCGAGCGGGCGGACTTGGTGTTCGCCTGGCATCGTCGCTGGCAGCCCATTGCGGTGGGTTACGAGCGTTACGGCATGATGGCCGATATAGAGCACATAGAAGATCGCCAAGAGCGAGAGAACTACCGTTTTGATATTACCGAGCTTGGCGGGTCGCAACCAAAGCTTGATCGCATTCGGCGATTGATCCCGTGGTTTGAAGGTGGGCGGATTTACCTTCCGCCGTCACTTGTAAAAACAAACTACGAAGGCCGTGAAATCGACGTAATTGAAGCGTTTGTTGATGAAGAATTCGAGCCGTTTCCAGTAGCGGCGCATGACGACATGTTGGACGCAATGGCGCGCGTTCTTGATTCTGATTTGCCGGTCCAATTCCCAGCGGCAGACAGATCAGTGTTTGATGAAGGCGATGAGCCCGAGCACGGGCGCAATAGCAGTACGGGGTACTAAATGGACACGACCATTGATGCCCTAGATGAGGCTGAAAGCAGTCAGATTGACGCGGCTCAAAAACTTCTCGACATCGCGCAATCAAAGGGCAACATCGCCGATAGGATTAGCGAGGATGAACTCATTGCTATCGGCACCCGCGCGATAGAGGATTACACCAAAGACTGCTCAGATCGGGAAGAGTGGGAGCGGATCGCCAAGAAAGCGCTCAAGAAGTCCTCTCAATGCGAAAAGACGACCGAAAAGACTTTTCCTTGGCATCAGGCATCAAACGTCACCTATCCACTTCTAACAGTTGGCGCGCTACAGTTTAACGCCCGCGCCTACCCGGCCATTGTAAAGGGTGATGAAGCCGCGAACGTCAAAGTAGTCGGTTCCGACAAGGGGGTTCCTGAGATTGGCCCCGACGGGCAGCCGGTTTTAGTTATCGGTGGAATGCCGGTTGTCGGTACTCCCCAAGGCCCAATGCTAATGGGGCCGATGGGTTTGGTCCCCGCGCCTGAAAATGTTGAGCCTGAAGTTGCTTGGCGTGTTCCGCCGGGCGGTAAGGCTTCAAGAGCTGGTCGTGTCAAGGAATACCTGAATGCCCACCTGTTCTACAAGATTGATGGGTGGGAGACGGACACCGATTTACTGTTGATGCAGCTTCCGATAGTCGGGGTGGCATTTCGCAAGGTCTATTATGATCCGATTGAGCGCAAGCATTGCGCCAAGCTGGTTTCGGGTTTGAACTTGATCGCTCCAATGGATGCAAGGGATTGTGAGAGTGCAGCAAGGCTAAGTGAGGTTCTGCCAAGCCAGTACCCATATGAAATTGTAGAGCATGTGCGGTCGGGTTATTATCGTGCGCCCCAATTTCTGCTGGGTGAAGATTACACCGAGAATCCACGCCAGATTATTGAGCAGCATGCGCGGTTCGATCTTGATGGTGATGGCTACCCCGAACCGTATGTGGTGACGGTTGATCAAGAGAGTGCCGAAGTCCTGCGAGTTGTCGCAAACTTCTCAATGGACGACATTATTGCTGAGGGCGGCAAGGTTATCAAGATCAAGCCCGGGCAGTTTTACATCAAATACGGGTTTTTCCCGCACCCTGAAGGCAAGTTTTACGATCTCGGGTTGGGCCATTTGCTGGATCAAATCGGGGATGTGGTTGACACAATTATCAACCAAATGCTTGACGCTGCGACTGCGGCTACGGCGGGCGGTGGATTTATTGGTTCCGGGGTAAGGTTGCAGGGGCGTAATCGCTCAAGCACGATCCGGATGGCTCCCGGAGAGTGGAAGCCAGTCAATGTCGACGGCATGCAACTTCGCCAAGCAATGGTTGAGCGCACATTACCGCAGCCGAACAATGTCATGTTCCAAATGTTGGAGTTGATGCTTGGGGCAGCTCAGGACATCTCCAGTGTTAAAGACGTGCTGACTGGAGAAGCTAAGAACACCGGACAAGTGGGGACTACGCTGGCCTTGATTGAGCAGGGCTTGCAGATGTTCACAGCTATCTACAAGCGCATTTACCGCGCATTGAAGGGTGAGTTCACCTTACTCGCTGAAAACATCGCCAAGTTTGGGGATGAAGCGACAGTGAGGGATTATGCAGAGATGCTTGATGATCCGCAGGCCGACTTTGCCGCAGATTTTACTTTTGCGAATATGGATATTCGGCCAGTTAGCGACCCACAGACCGTTACCAAAATGCAAAAGATGGCCCGCGCCCAGTTCTTGGGGCAGTTCTTGGGTACGCCGGGTGTGAATAATGAGGCGGTGCTGAAGCGGATGTTTGAAGCCGCAGATGTGGATGACGTTGAAGAGCTGTTCATACCGCCCGCTGAGCCGAATCCGTTGCAAATGGCTGATGCAGAAGCTGAAGTGGATGGTAAGGTCGCCAAGGCCGAAAAAGACCGAGCATCTGCGCACAAGGATGTGGTGGATGCTGAGGTTACACGCCTTGAAAAACTGGCTGAGACCTTCCGTGAAGGTGTGGCAGCGTGAAGCGCGAGGACTTCCACGCGTGGTTGAGTGATCCGGTCACGAAATGGGTGTTCACGGGCGTTAAGAATGCGGCTGAGCAGGAAAAGGCGGAGTGGGTGCGCCAGTCATGGGATAATGGCAAAAACGTCTCATCAGCACTCTTGGAGCTTAGAACGCGGGCTTTTGCGCTGACTGAGCTTAGCGACAATGGATTTGAGGATTGGCAAGAATGGAATGGCGAGCACGATGATTGAGGCGATTGGTAACTTTGTACTCGTGGAAATGCCGCCAAAGGAAACAAAGACCTCGGGCGGCATTATTATTCCCGAAGACTCCGCCGATATACAGCATCGGGCTGTCCAGTCTGGCACGATCCGTAGTGTTGGTCACACTTGTAAGTCCGTTTCCAGCATGATGGTTGGAAAAGACGCTCTGTTCGGGCGTTATGCCGGGGTCCTTTTTGAAGAAGGCGACGCGGAATTCCGCTTGATCGATGAAGATGAAATTAGGGGTGTTAAGTAATGGCTTTGATCAGCTTCACGAAAGGCGATAGTGGCGTAGATTATAAGACCTACACGTGGGCTGGCGCGACCAACGGTGGCTCGCCCGACACGTTTAATCCGGTCAAGATTGATCGCACGCCTTACAGCATCGGCATTCAGGCGAGTGGCACCTATTCAGGCTCCGCCTCTATTGCCCTTCACGGTAGCCTGGATGGTACGAATTTTGTCGCGCTTGACGATCTGGATGGAACGGCGATTGCTCTGACGGCTGTGGGCATCAAGATGACCCGACAAGCTGTGCTGCACGTGAAACCCGTTATGACAGGCGGTGATGGTTCCGCAGACATTGATTTGAGTATTGTTATTCGTTTCGACGATCTTTGAGATTCCTGAATAGTCAGGATTAGGCTGGCCCGCCGATAGGGCAATCCACAGGAGTGAACGCCAGATGGCGGATGAAGAGATTACCCCACCAGAGGGGGATGAGGGCGTTGTTGTGCCTGGAGAAGGCGCGGAAAATGAGGCGGAGATCGCAAGTCCGCCTGCAATTGATGAATATGCGCGCTCTCGTGGATGGACGTCAAAGGAAGAATGGGTTGAGGCTGGCAGGGCTGAAGGCGACTGGCGCGATGCTGAGGCCTTTCTTGACTATGGATTGGACAGGTCACGCGACCTAGGCAAGGATCTAAAAGAGCTTCGCAGCACCGTTGACGCCGTTCGTGACGCGAATGTCAGGACTGCTCAAGAGGCGGCTGAGCGCGGACGCGTTGAAGAGCGTGCTAAGTGGGAAAATATCCATACGAAGGCGGTTGAAGAAGGTGATACAGAAACCGCCAAGGCGGCTGTGGATGAGATTACCAAGGTCACGCAGGCTGCACCACAAGGTGACCCGCTGGTCAATCAATGGCGTTCAGAAAACACGTGGTTTGATAGCGATCCGATTGCTCAGTCTGTCGCGAAGGCTGCCAGTGGCGTGGCTGCCCAGCAGGGTAAACCAGTAGTAGAACAACTGGAGGCGGCGAGGCAGGCGGTTTATGATCGTTTCCCAGAGCACGCACCAAAGAAGCCCGCGAAGGCGGTTGAGGTCGGCGCACCCGCTGCTGCCGCAAACCCGCCGAAGCGAGGGAAGAGTTTTCACGACCTACCCACAGAAAACCAAGAGGCTGCCCGCGCGCTTAAGTCCGCTGGATTACTGCCGAATGGCGTTGATGGTTATGTCAAGCAATACTTTAACAAGGAAGGTACGGTCCTATGACTGTTGAAGCCCCTGTAGAAGAGCAGAAGGCTATAAAGCGTCGCAAGCGTCGGCGCAAAGATGGGGAGGCGCAAAATGCCGGTCTAAAACTGGCGTTCCCCGACTGGGTACACGAGAAGTTTCCAGACAAAGAATTCCGCAAGGCGTGGATTCGTGATGACGGAGCGAGAGTGCTGCAAAAGCACAATGAGGATTGGGATCCGATAGAAGGGGTTGATCCAGTTCCCGGTGCATATGACCGTCACGGCAATCCTGTGAACCACATTGCAATCGTCAAACGACTTGACTGGGTGCAAGAGGATCGCGCCAAAAAGGAAGTCATGCGCAAACAAATCGAAGACCAAACTGCTCGCGGCATTGTTTCCGGACAAGGGGATGATGCAGGCGGTGGGCTGGCTCAGAAAGTTTCCTATACGGATGGCGCAAACCGCCTCCGTTGATGAGGTAAAATACAATGGCAAACAACAATGCCCCCTTTGGCTTAAAGCCAGTACGGGCAGCTTCAAGTGGTTGTTATAATGCGGGGGCGCAGACCTATTCTGCTGCTGCGAGTGATAGCACTATCATTCGCCTTGGCGATCCTGTTACCCGTACTGGCACAGCAAACACTGACGGTGTTCCCGAAGTAACCCGCTCTACTGCCGGAACCGGCAATGCCATCACTGGTGTTGCCGTCGGCTTTCGCCCCTATGGCGATACTGAGTGGCTTAACTATCGCCCTGCTTCGACGGCATACGAAGTTCTGGTCCAGAACGATCCCCTTGCTGAATATGAAATTCAGGAAGACTCGGACACCAGTACTTTGGCTGCTGCGAATGTTGGGCAAAACGCGGCAATCATTTTCGGCACTGCCGGAGTTGATGGCCGCTCCGCTGCGATGATTGACTCCAGTACCGCCGCTGTGACCGCAGGTTTGCAGGTTCGCATTGTCGGTCTGGCGCAACGCGTTGACAATGAAATCGGCGACTATGCTGTTTGGCGTGTGCGTGTGAACAACACCACAGAAACGCCGAACGCTGGTTCCACTGGCGTATAAGGAGGGTAGACAATGCTTATTACTCGTTCAGTCCACCCAAAGACGCTTCTTCCCGGGGTGAAGGATTTCTTCGGGGCAAGCTACAAAAAACACCCGGACAAGTGGTCGCGTATCTTTAATACGAAAAACTCAAACCGTTCGTTTGAGGAAATCGTTGAAGAGAACGGTTTCGGCTTGGCTGGGGTCAAAGGTGAGGGTGCGTCAATTGATTACGACACCACCACCGAGGGCTACACCACGCGCTATACGCACGCGAATTATGGCCTTGGCTTCATCGTCACCGAAGAGGAGGTCGATGACAACCTTTACGGCGATAAGGCGTTTAACCGCGCTGGAGCCCTGGCGCGTTCAATGCATATCACGAAAGAGATTGTGCATGCGAACGTCCTCAATCGCTCGCAAAACAGCAGCTATGTCGGTGGCGATGGCAAGGAAATGGTGGCGACCGACCACCCAACCCTTGATGGCACGCAATCGAACGAATTGACGGCAGCGGACCTTACGGAAAGCTCGCTTGAAGACGGCATGATTGCATTGATGCAGGCCAAGGATAGTCGTGGCCTCAACATCATGCTGAAGCCTGCCAAGCTCATTGTGGCACCTGGTGAAGCGTTCAATGCAACGCGTATCTTGGCCGCTGCGATGCAGCCGAACACTGCCAATGAGAACACGCCACATGCCATTCGTGAGATGGGCTATCTGCCGGAACTGGTGGTGAATCCTTATCTTGACGATGCTGATGGCTGGTTCCTCACTACTGATTGTGAAAACGGCCTTACGCATGTTAAGCGCAAGGCACTGCGTTTCGCAGAAGACGGTGATTTTGATACCGGTAACCTGAAGCACAAGGCTCAGGATCGCTATTCGGCAGGTTGGTCGGATTGGCGCGGTATCTATGGCAACGCCGGGGCTGCATAAGCTCAAGGGAAGGCTCCGCGCCCTAAAGGCGGAGCAATCAGTTTACAGGAGGCTCTATGGCCCATTCGGTTGACAATACGCCGGGTGCCAAAGGCGTCTGCATGAGGTGTGGTTTCAAATACCATCTTCACAATATTGTGAAGGAATGGACCAGCGCGCGGGTGTGTCGGGAATGTGTTGATCCCAAACCAGAAGAGACGAAGCCACCGAAGGTAACGCCTGAGGGACTGCCGAAGAAAAACGCCTCACCAGAACCAACAGATAATTTCGTGACCATCGGTCAGAACACACGGGATGCGCTATGACAATTACGTTTAGCCAGACCGGGCGCGAGATGGTCACAGGTGCGATGCACGAGCTAGGAATTCTGAGTCTCGACGATGTGCCGGATGCGGCGGAACTGGATTACGGAATTGAACAACTCAATCTGATTTTGAAGGGATTGGCGGCTGAAGGGGTGACGCCGTGGACCGATGTGGAGGCGACAGTTGCGTTCGCTACGAGTGCATCCACGGTAACGCTCGATCCGCGCCCACTCGGTGTTTTGGAGGCTCGGCTTGAAGTTTCATCGACGTATCAGCGCCCGCTAACGCGTTGGAGTAACGGCGAGTATGATGAAATTCCCAACAAAGCGCAAACGGGCCAGCCTTTGACATATGAGGTTTTGCAAACGGCCACTGCAATGCAAATGCGTGTGTGGCCGGTTCCCGACAAGGCCTACACGGTAGCCTACAGTTATCAGCGGGTGATCGAGGACATCGATGAAAACACCAATCTTGATGTGCCGCAAGTTTGGCATGAGGCGGTTCGGGCGCTTCTGAAAACCAAGATGACACCGTTTATGCCGCAAGGTGTGCCGCAGCATGTTTTGGTTGAAGCTGAAATGCGCAAGCGCAAATTGCTCGATTATGATCGTCCGGAAAGCTACATGATCGAGCCGGATCGATATGCCTGAATTGCAATTCGGCCTGTCCAGTTATGAACGGGCTGAGGGTGACCTACCCGGACTGCCGGTCGTCAATATGTATGCTGAGCAAACTGGCTCAGAAGGCGTTGTGTTGCAATCACGCCCTGAGGTGGCTGATCGGCTTATAAATCTTGGCGATGGCCCTGTTGAAGCGTTGTTCAAGCGTGATGGCGTGGTTTCCAGCCAAATGTTGGCAGTGAGCGGTGGGAATTACTTTCGCGACGCGACAAGCGCTGGTGCGGTAACCGGCTCCGGGCCGTTTCGGATAGAGGGTAATGAGATAGGTGCGATGATCGCGACAGGCGGTACGCTCTATTTCGACAATGGCACGACGCTTTCGACAGTGGCGTTTCCAGATGGTGCCGATGTTGCTGATGTATTTGTGGGCAATTCACGTTACTGGATGATCCGCAAGGACACAGGGAAGATTTACTACACCGATGCGCTTGAAAGCGATGTGGAAGCGCTTGATTTTGTGACCGCAGAAAGCCTGCCTGACCGACTTTTGCAGGGTTTGTGGATCGATGGAATCGCTATACTGTTTGGTCAGGAAAGTGTTGAGTTCTGGCCCGGAACCACAAGTGACGAAACTCCAATTCAGCCGCTTCAGGGGCGTGTGATTGAGCGGGGGATTCGTGCGACCGGGTGCGCCTCTCCGCTTGGTTCGGGTTTCTTCTGGATTACAGACCAAAGCCAAGTCTGCTTAAACGATGAAAACAATGTCATTTCTAATCCTGGCATTCAGGAAAGGCTTGCTGCATCCACGACATGCCAAGCGTTTCGGTTCTTTATCGATGGACAGGAATTCGGCGCGGTTCGCTTTGATAATGAGACGCAAGTCTACAGTTTAAGAACCGGGCTTTGGAGTGAGTTTACTTCGGAGGGGCAGGCCAATTGGCTGCCGCAATGTCACGCAGACGGAGTGTTCGGGTCGGCGGTTGATGGAAAAACGATGCAGTGGGGGCAGGGTCGCTCCGATCTAGGCGGCGTTCTTGAGCGTCGTTTCCGGGCTGGTTATCCGCTTGATGGAGACAGCTTTCCCGTTGTCAATCTGCGCCTTCGCTGCAATCCGGGCAAGGCCCCGGTTGAAGGAACCTATGCCGACCCGATTGTCGAAATGAGGTTGTCGCGCGATGCAGGGCAGACGTGGGGAAATTTCAAACCAACGTCGCTTGGCAAACAGGGGGAATATCGAAAACGCATTGAATGGCGCGGATTGGGCCAAGCCTCTGCACCGGGATTTCTGTGCGAGTTTCGGGTGACTGATCCTGTCGATTTTCGCGTGTCGAATGTCAAAATCAATGAACCGTGGGGTGGCCGCTAATGGCGACAGTAGTAATTTTTGACGCATTCCCCGAGGCAGCGGCAGAAGGTAAGCACGACCTTTCGAGCGATACGCTGAAAGTTGTATTGACGGATGCCGCGCCCAGCAAAACGACGAATACGCAATATTCGGACCTGACTGCCGAGATTGCGGCGGGTAATGGCTACATGACTGGCGGAGTGACGGCCACAGTAGACAGTTCCAGCCAAACGGGCGGTGTTTACACGCTAGTGTTAAGCGCAGTCTCATGGACAGCTGCTGGCGGTGATATTGCGACCAATCGATATGCGGTTTTGTACAACGACACGGCCACAAACAAGGATTTAATCGCTTGCGCTGATTTTGGTGTATCTGCGGTGATTGCAGATGGGAACACTGAAACGGTCAACGGGACATGGATAGGTGCCTGATGTAACCACGTCAGCATCGCTGACTTACGCTGGAGGCACAATCCGAACCGGGCGGATGGTTCCGGCCCTGCTCAGCTTCCTTGCTGGCGATCTGACCACAAGCAGTGCCACTTCAGGGGCTTTAGTCTCGGTTCCCGAGTTGGATCGATTGGTTCGCCTTGTTGACAGGGCTGATGGTGAAAGCGAGGAGCAATTCCAGCGCCGCCAGCTCATCTGGCAGCAGACGATGGAGGCAATCGAGGCGGCGTTTAAGGCCATCAATGATCGGGTTGATGCAATCGCGCTTGAGCAGCGGCTAATCCGCACCGAGTTGCTAGCCCAGCAGGCGAGTGACAAGACAGTTGAGCTGGAAACCGCCGTGAATGACGTAAACACTGCGGTTAGTCAGACCCTTTCAAGTGTCGATCCAATTTACGGGATCGAATACAATGACCTCATACCTCCCGGTGGAATTTTTCCATGATACGCCCTGCTGAGCTTTCGGACATTCCGAGGCTCTTGGAGATGGGCGAGAGGTTCTCTGAAAAGGCAAATTTTTCAGCACATGTAGGGTATGATCTAGACAGCGCAGCGCTCACCTTTGAGCAAATGATTGCAGGGGGTGAGCCGTTCTTTGTTGGTGAAAGCGGAATGATCGGTGCTCTTACCTTTGAGCACCCATTCAATCGCTCCCACAAGGCCGCTCAGGAACTTTTTTGGTGGTCGGAAAAGAGAGAGGGTCTTCTGCTGCTGGCTGCGCTCACGGAGCACTGTGAGAAATATTGCGACAGCTTAACAATGGTGACGCTTGAGGCAATTGAGCCGAGGCGAATGGGTGAACTTTATGAAAAACTGGGATTTGCGCCACTTGAGCGCTCTTTTGTAAAGGTATTCTAAATGGGTTTCGGAATTGCTTCAGCGATAATTGGTGGCGGCGCGGCCCTGCTTGGTTCGAAAAACAACAGTAAGGCAATCAACCGAGCTACTACCGCCCAAACTGAGGGTACGGCTGCCAGCACTGCGCTACTTGAGCGAGTTGATCAACGCAACCGAGCTGACCTTGGACCGTTCGTTGACCGCGGGAACGTGGCAGGCAGTCAGATTAATGCCCTGCTTGGGCTCGGCGGCGAGCAACCCACTGCGCGGCCCGCGGTCCAACCCAATACGCTGGCCCAATTCCGAGGTTACCCCGGCGGGGCGGGTGTTCCTTATGGCCTTGGTGATAGCGTTACGAAGTACACATCCGATTATGCTTTCCGGCCCGGTGCGGGACGTCGGCTCAACGGCAGTATTCAGCCATCAACAACTTACGGCGTGAATCTCCCATCAGCGGGTGGCCCTATTGCAGCACAATCTGGTCCGCAATCCGCCCAAGGCGCAGCCAGTGATGCTTTTGATATTTTCCGCAATTCAACCGGCTATCAGTTCCGGGTTAATGAGGGGATGGATGCGCTAAACTCAGGTTATGCGGGTTCTGGCCTGCTTCAATCCGGGGCCGCACTACGTGCGCTTGACGGCTACCGCCAGAATATGGCGAGTGCCGAATTTGGCAATTATCTCGGCTATCTTGGTCAGCAGCAGGGCGC